CTGTCCTTGCAATCTGTCAAAAGCAAATTTCTTACCAATAACAAATGCTGGACCACTATCAAGTGGGTTAGGTATGAAGTCAAGAATAGTTCCTGATGTCATATGGAATATGTAAGTTCCATCTAAGTTGTAATATTCTGCAATTAAATCACCATCTCCATTGGAGTTAGCCCAAGAGCCATTGTATGAATCTGTATAAGCAGAAGCATATGCGTTACCTACACCAAGAATGTTTGTTTGGTAAGCATCATCTTTTTTCATAATCTTATCTTTGCTATTTGGATAAGTATTAGCTAAAGCATCTTTTGGAACTCTACGAATAATTGCCATTTCTTTTGGTTGTTGGTCTGCACCAAAGTAACCAGGAAAACAGTTGTAAGGGTCTCTTAGTTCTGCAATAGGATAAGGAACTCCATTAGCATCTTTCTTTTCTCTAATAACCCAAACAGAGAAACCATAACCAGGTAGCCATCTACCTACTTGTGGCATTTGTAAATCTAATTTCTGTACCTCATCATACGCATTAACTATACGACCAATCTTTTCTGCTTTCTGTCTTGCTCTTTCAGAGTCTTTACCATTAGGTACATCTACTTTGAGATTTGGAATACGACCTATCTTTTGTGCTAAGTGTTCTAGTCCAGACATCATTAAGTTAGGTACTGGTATTTGGAAATCTTGGAAACCTTTAAGCTGATCGCCTAACAATGCGAGAATACCATCAGGTCCACCATTCATAATTGCACGAACACGACCTCTAGTAGAATATGCACTTTGGTTATCAAAATGCAACTGTGTAATAGCGTGTTGTATTTCTTCTGGTGTCATCTTATCCCCAAGGGCTTTCGTTCATATCGCTTATATTCCATTCTCCAAAACTAGGTTTATAATCTAATCCTACCTCAGCTAGTCGTTCTTTTTGTAATCTCCTAATTACTCTCATAGGAAACCAACTAGCCATAACAACATCACTCTTGTTATTTCTACCAGATTGCTTATTAGCACCTGTAGAAAAATAAATTAGTTGCCTACGATATATATTACTCTTAGTTTCGCTTTCTGCACTACCATATGGCAAACTTATTAATTCCTCTTTAAATAATTCTCTCATACTTCCTACACCAAAGATAGGGTCAAATTTATTTTTTTGTGTCTGATGTCCTTCTAAATAAATACCCATTCTTGCACAGTAATCTTTTAAATCTTTATCTTGTCTTATTGCTCTCTGAAATCCATTTTCCTCAATAACCCAATGTGCAAGTCCATACTTCTCATACCATTTTTTAATTGTCTCTTTGGCTTGAATAATGCCACCACCTTGTTCATTCTCAATATCTACCATATACATTTTTCCTGTATCAGTATTAACTGCCCATAAGAAACAAGCCTGAAAACCTGTAGAAGCAGGGTCAAGTCCTGCAATAAGTCGTGTACCTGCTGGTATGTGTCCTATTGTTCTATTGACATCTCTACATAAATCTACTTCCTCTACATCAAACATTGTTATTCCATCTACGAATGCTTTGTTAAGATATACCATTTCAAAGATAGCTTTACCACCTGTTGTTTCAGCAGCTTGTAAACGAGAAAGTAACCATTTGTAACTACGCTTACTTGCCCATAACATACAATCAGTATGTACATCAATATCTAGTTCTGGTAACACACACTCTGTACTGTGTGCTTCCTCTACGATTGTTGTAACTTGTGGGTTTTCTAAAAGAAAGTTATATAAATCCTCTGGATGCTGTCGTGATCCAATAATAACAATCGCTGTATGTTCCTCTTTACGAGATGACAAAGTAGTTGTCCACCATTGTCTTGTTTGTTCACGAGCAGAAGGTTGTATTGTTGTGCCGTGGTCCTCAATGTCATCTGCAATAATCAAATCACAGTCTCTTGATAATATCTTTCCACCTTTACCTACAGCAACCATTGTTGGCGATTTAATACCAGTTACAGTTCTAGTAGCAATAGTAAACTGTCCAGATGTCCAAGACTTACCACTTCTGTTTTTTGGTTTAAATGTTTGTCCTGGTCCACAGAAATCCTCAATAAGTTTTTCATTATGTTCTAAATGATCTACTACAGCACCTACTGCATTCTTTGCTATCTCCTCATTACCACCAACCCACATAATCCTTACATTAGGATTTCTACATATCTGCCATACAGCAAAGTGTGTCAGTAAGTCTGTCTTGCCGTGTCGTGGTGGAGATAGTATCATTTGTTCGCCACCTTCATCTATTGCTTGTAAAATACTTTTAATCCATTTCTGATGAAAGTCTGCTGTTTCGTATTTATCACCTGTCTCTGTTTGGAAGTATCTATCTCTAAAATCTTCAAATTTTTCTAATGCAATTAATGCTTCTTTTGGTGTTTTCCAAGTTTTCTGTTTCGTTAAGTTATCTTTATCTACTAGATATGCTTCGTGCATTTTAGTAACATTTGGCTTACTAACACCTAAAAATTCTGCTACTTCTGTTTTTGTAATTAATTTTTTCTCTACTGCTTCTGCATAATCTCTAACATAATCTTCATAATGCTCACCACGAATCACAGTCATTTGTGTTGTATATTCTCTAGCCTTTTTAGCTTTTACTCTTTTATGTTGAGCTTTACGACTGCATTGAACAGTACAATATTTTTTATTATTATGTTTAGCTGTAAACTTTCTCTCACAGCCAGGATTGGCACAAACTTTTCGTTCAGCCATTATTTTTCAAATCTTTTTTTATAAGATTCCATTTGTTTTTCTGTAAACAGAATTCCATTAGGAGATTTATATTTGTTTTTTTTAACTTTTACAAATTCCATTATTTTTTAATTTTTTTGATTTTGCCATTCTCTGTTCTAGCAAATTTATGCGTTTTAGTTTCTCTAATGAGAGTGCCTGAATATCTTTTGCCACCCCACATCCAACTTACTTTTTTAGCCATTTTTCTTAAATCCTCTGGTTGCGTAATATAATCTTACTTGCTTTGCAGTATATTTTCTACCACTTGGCGAATAATAATATTTACCTTTTTTTACAAAAGGCATTTACCACATCCTGCAAGACCAGTATCTTGCACTTGTTTTGTCTTTGGCTGTGGAACATTTGTGTCTGGCACGAAATGAAGCTCTAGCTTTTGGATTATCTTTTCTAATCTCCATATTAGGATCGCCAAACATAACCTTTTTAACTTTGCCATTATCTGATACAAAAACTTTAAATTTCTTTCTACCATATCCTGGTTCGCCCTTTTGAATCCTTGTAGGATTATTGAGCTTCACTTTCATTCCACGCCATTCAGCCATTATTTCTTTTTACGCTTTCCTTTGGACATTGACATTTTCTTTTTATACTTATAACCTTTACCTGGCATTATCTCTCCTATACTATATCTTGTATGAGTGATTTTATAAAAGGTAATAAATACCCTAATTACAAACCCTCTACTACATATAGTAGTGGAAGAATCTGTATTGATAAGAATTGCGATACTGTTATATCAAAATATAACAAATATAAATATTGTAATAATCATAAACCAAAAACTTATCCTCGTATAAAAGGTCGCCAAGCTCCTAATTTACAAGACCCTATTGAGCCGTAAAAAAAAAATTTTATATAAATCTTTCTAGTCTTTCTATTATTTCTTCTATTTTCTTTAACTTTTTTCTTTTACGCTGACCATACTTAATAATTTTTGTTTTGTTATTTTCTTTTATCAAAACAGCATATTTAGCATTAGGGTCATTTGGTGTATTAATAATCTGATAATAATTTTCAAATTCTAAACCATTTTTTTTAATTACCATTATTCAAAGAAACTTGCTAAATCGTTTTCACCACAAGTAGGACACAATCCATTTTTTAGTTGATCTTCCCAATAAGGGTTAAGACATTGGTCGCAATCTTGTACATTTATATCTGCCATACTTTCCTCTCCATACCCTAGTCTAGCTAGGGCATATTGGTTAATCAAACAGGGAAGTTGATACTCTAAGAAAAGAGTACTTTCATTATATAACAAGATCCAAATAAAGTCAATAACATACAAACTAATACAAGTAGATACATAAAAACTAGTTTGGTAGGTATTCTACGACCATACCCCAGGTACTGTATTACCATACCCTAGGCACTACAAGGGCGTACCCTCTGTTACTGTACTGACTAATATCTATATACAGTTATCTAAATACAATATCTAGATATAAACAAAAAGACCCAGATTGCTCCAGGTCTCTCTGTACATACAGTCTGTCCATTTACTGTGTGAGTTTTGTAGGCAGTTGTTTCCTCAATTAAAGGTCCTCACACCTACGCCACTCTATGAAAGAATACGAAAAGCCAACCTTATTCATCTATAACAATCCTGTGAACTGTCTCGTGATGTTTAAGCTATCTTTCTTTTCATAATCTAACTTGTATCCCCATACAAGTACCTAAGACTTTCTTAGGTAGTTTGCATTCTAATCAAGTTGTGATACTATTACAAATACAAACAAGATAATTCTCCAGCTTTTAGAAAGAATTATTGGATCAGAACTTCAGGGCAAGTGGACTAGCTGGACCATAGTAACTAGGGTAATAGCCTATTATTCCACATTTTGTTTATAGCTACTAAATTGATAGCACTCGGTTGGGTTGGGAGTGGCACAGGGTTAGAACCATTCAATAATAATTATTTTTATACTATCCTTATCTTTATTGAAAGTATGTAAAGAGTGTAACTCTAAACTAAAGCAAATAAGGGATAACCAATACTACTGTGATAGCAGTCCTAAGACTTGCAGTAGATCATTAAAAACACACTATATATAGTAGGTATTTTTACTGTAAAGTTTCCACAAATAGTCTAAAGTGTATCGTATCGTAGTGTGCATAGTCAGATTGATATTTGCATTTAATTTGTCCTATAATATACATTATGTTGCGTTAGACATTAATTATATTGGCTAAATACTCAATGATTAAAAGGTTTTATTCCAGTAATTAACCATTATGTAAAGATATAGGATATTTTTTTTAATAAATGGGGATAGCGTGTATTTAATTGAGTAACGCTAAT